TCACTCTCGACAGCAGTTTTGACCGATGTGGCACCTGTGCCTGCGAGATAGGTTTCTAGTTTGTTTTGGGCGCTGCGGTCGTCTGCTCGTGCAACAACCAGAGTGACAGTGAATTCAACACTGTCGCAACCTCTCGCCATCGTCGAATCAAATTCAATGCGGTCCAACGAGATCAACGCCGCAGGAAATTGCGGGTTATCAGTGAGAACTGTGTAAACACGCAAACCAGCGATGGTCGCCAGGTTTGCGGCCAGCCCTGCCCTGAGGCTTGAGATCGCTGCGGGCATCAGGCCACCACGAAAGTTTTGTACGGTGCCACCATTGCGGCGACATCGGGGTCGATGCGGCGAACGACGATGGCGCCGAGGTCGCCGAATCCTGCGACACCCAACGGGGAGTCAAGGCGTTTGAACTGGCGTGATGCCAGCAGTACGGTCGCCTCACGGATGGCGTGTGGCACTGACGGCCATCCCCATTTCGCGGTCACTTCAATGAGGGTGCGACCGTTTTCGGCGACAGGGAAAACAACATCTAACGCACGCAGCAGAGTGATCGGTTCGCCTTGTGCAGCAGCATTCGAGGGTTCTGTTTGGTAATCAACACCGACCGTGAGGGTGGTGCTGAATGAGCCTGACATCTGGTCGTCAACTTTGACGATCAAACCTGTAGTGGTTGAGATGTCGTCAACGAACAGAAAAGCGTTACGGTTCGCAGCATACGTGCGGGCGCTGACTGCACCGTCAACATAGAACCGGCGTGAACATTCGCCGTCAATGCGCCGTGAGGCTGCCTCGACTGCTCGTTCTAGGAGTGCATCATCAACATTGTCGGCGATGCGTGCAGCGGATTTCAAATCGCTGAGGGTGCAGTACCCGTTCGTGATAGCCATATCAGTTCACCACCATGATTGAAAGAGTGTGTGTGCCTGAACTTGTAATGGCGTGCAATGACGATGTGGGTGGCATAGAGAACTGGATAGTCGTCTGACCGTCTAGTTCATAACCATTTGCAGCGGTGACTGCACTGTCGCCGAGGTAGGTGTCGGTGCCTCCACCTGCATCAGAGTGCACTGTGATGAAACATCCATCGGCATCAGTTTGATGCAGTAGCACACGGGTCGTGCTTACTGACACCTGCGCGGTTGTGATCGGCACGATTTATGCCTTGCGAGTTTTCGCGGCTGGTTTGGCGGCGGTTTCTTTCACAGGGTTCACGGCAGCAGTTTCAACTGTCCCGTCAACTTCAGCGAACCTGTTGACAATCATGTCTGCACCAACATGGTCGGCGACCTCAATGGTGCCACCGATAGCGGGCCATTCTTGCCCATCAATGGTTCCTGATATTGCGATAAGCATTCTGATTTTCATGCTGCGACCTTTGCAAAAAATGTTCGGATATGGGTGGTGGTTCACCGTCACCGCATCAAAGACACGGTGACGGTGACCAACATGGCAGGGCTATCAGGAGACAGCGCCACCGACGAAACACTTGACAGCACCGGTCTGATCGACCAGAACACCGTCAGTGCGGAGGCTCACACGGAACGTGCGCACCGAGTAGTCGAACGCAAAGTCGTCAGACACGGCAACTTCAATGCCGTTGACTTCACGAATGAAGTACGACGGCAAGTGACCGAATAGGACTGACTTAGCGGCGACCGCGGTGGAGGCCATTGAGTCGTTGATGTGAACGGGGAAACCGAGCAACGTGTCAGCAACACCATTGAGACCTGGTGCGAACAGGTACTGGTTGGTAGTGTCTTTCAATTTGCGTGCGGCGGCCATTGAGGATGAGTTCATCATCCATGCCACGCCTGGTTGCGCCTTGTAGGTGCTTGACACCGAGTAGTTCAGGTCAATGAGGTTGTCGGCGGTGAACACACCCGAAACGGCTGCGGCACCAGTGACGCCGGTGGTGGCGTTGGTGACGATACCGTAAGGCTTGCTCGATCCGTCGCCCGTGGTCATATGTCCACGAGTTGCGACACCGATGGCCAAACCTGCCTGGCGTGCCAAGAAACCAGCAACATCGACGGTGGCATCTTGTGCGAGTTCGTTCGACATTTGAACGAGCACGACATACTTGTATGCGCCGAGGGTAGCGGTGCCGAGAGTCGGGTCCGATGCGCTCGCTTGTGCAGCCTCGCCAACAATGCTGGCGGTGCTAAATGCGGTCGACTTCGGAATCGCTAACGACTCACCAGATGCGGTGGTCAAAACGGTTGCGTACTGACGAACAACGTTCGCCTGAACCAAATGCTCAACGATGCGGTCGTACACTGACGACGGAACCATTGTGGCGCTTGACTTAGTGATGGCACGCTTCTCAAACTTTGCGGTGCGCTGTTCACCAGCCAACAAACGGCGAACCGTTGCATCATCCTGGTCAACTTCAGCGGCTGCGCCACCGAGGTTTGCGGGAACGCCGAGGCGTGCGCGTGATTCTTGAATGTCACGGTCACGGGTTTCGGCGTCGAGGATTGACTTGATTCGAGCATCTTTGATGTCGAGGTCGGCGTTGATGCGTTCAAACGTTTGGTTTTCCTCAGCGGACAGATCACGCTTTTCAGCGGTTGCCACATCGAGAAGTGCTTTGGCCTGTTCCCATGCCTTAGCCCGTTCGTCAGATAAATTTGCGATGTATTCGCTCATGGTTTTTGTTCCATTTCTGTTTGGGGGGTTGATGTTTTGGGGGTTCAGGTGGTGACATTCTGAGGTGGTGCCAGTCATGCTGGTCCGGTCTTGATGTTCCGATCTGAGGTGTTCACGCTTTTTTGGCGTAAAGATCATTCATTCGACGAGCCACCGCAACGGGCACAGTGCTCGCAGGTGTTTCTTCGATATGTGTTTCGGTTTCTGTGTTGCGAACAGTTGCACCAGTTGTTTCAGGGTATGCGGGGAAACCAGTCACAACAGAAACCTCGTGCAATATAACCTCAGTCAGCATTCGTTGTGCACCATTCTCTGACCACAGGTCACCGCCACGAGGAACACTGAAACCGAACGACATGCCGTGAACGTCACCGCGTTGCATCAACGCTGACAGGTCACGAGCGTATGTGGTGTCTGGTAGTTCACCCTCGACGAGTAGGCCACGCTGATCCTCAGTGACAGTGATGGTGCCAGATCGGGTTGAACCGAGAACGAGATCGGTGTTGTGGTTGACGAACATGCGAACTTCACGACCTGCGTTCAGTGATCGTTTGAATGCGCCAGGTCTGATCGTTTCGGTAAATGGCAACGGTTCTGACGGGGAGTTGAACACGGCCGCATATCCACGGAACCGCATCGGCTGCCCTTCCACATCGGACCGCACCTCAATATTCCCGAACGAAACAGTACGGAATTCAACGTCACGACCTTGCACCTTACGATGCTGAATTTCTAGCGCGCCATACCTGACGGCAAGTTCGGAGGGTTCGTCGGATTCCATTTCAGTTTCCACGGTATCACCAACGATGAGTCGGTCGGGAATAATCCACTTTTTGCAGATACCTTCCGGTGCAATGTCACCCTCAACGATTTCGCAGGCGTGTGCGCCGTCATAGAAAACGCACGAACTGCACACCAAACCTTCAGCAGCGAACGGCGACTCAGCCATATAGTGCGCACCGTCAGCACTCGAATCCTGTGTGTACGAGCCGAACAGGTCCACCACTTTTTCGTCGTTCTCGTACTGCATCATTTGCCGTGGTGTGAAACCGAGATCGGCTAGTTCACCATCACGGGTTTCTAATTCGTTGAGGTCCATATTGTTTGTTTCCTTTTCGGATGTTTTGCTTTCAGAAATAATTGCCAACGACCATGCGCGCCCTGCGTCGCCGCCCCACAACGCCCATGCGATACGGCCCGCAGATGGGAAACCTTCCTCGCCGGCACGGAAACCTTCGGCATCCTTATCAACCAGATGACGCGCAAAATACGATGACATCCGTTTGATCGTGTCGAATGACAGATCGCCATTGATGATGTCTCTGGCACGGGCAACACCGACCGCCGTGCCACCACGCCCAAACTCCTGACGCCATTCCAAACCTTGCTGCGCCTCACTGCGCATCGCCGATGTCGGCGTGAACGAATCGGCACGCACCTCACGATTCTGATCGTCATATTCAGATTCAGCGATATTCAACGCTGCCAACTGGCGCATGGCCGCCGACCTCGTTTTGTGGCAGCCAACAACGTCACCACCATCCTTGACCACGGCATATCCATCGCAGTCAGCATTGTTGTTCTCAATATGCCACGGCATTACAACGGCGGCTCTGTGTCAATGCCCATCGGGGGCGGGTTATCACCAGGACCAGCCATCGGTGCACCAGGCAACGCCATCACGAATTCGTCGCCGCCTTCATACGGTTCGAGGTCCTCACTGGCACGACATTCGTT